CCTTACTACACCTCACTCGCTGGTGCTGGACTTTCTCTACGCATGAAGTCCGTTCAGATTCTTGAAGCAATCGAAGGTGCTAACGAGGCGACTACTATTTTCTCTGAAGAGGAAGGTTATTCATTTGACCCTGATGCTGCGGTTGCAAACATGCAAGACGAGTCAGAGGAAGTAGGAGAATTTGCCGATGACATTCCGTTCTAAACAGGACGTTGGTTTGAAGTATGGTTTTCGTTCAGGACTAGAGGTAAGGATTGCCAAGGAGCTAAAAGCGCACGGCATTGCGTACACCTATGAAGAGGACAAGATTAAGTACACCAAGCCCAGCCGTGTCTCCACCTATACACCCGATTTCCGAATAGGAAATATCTTCATTGAAGGTAAGGGTAGGTTCATGGTGGCTGACAGGCAAAAGCATATTTTAATTAAAGAGCAACATCCTGATTTAGATATTAGGTTTGTGTTCTCAAATCCCAAACAGAAAATCTCCAAAAATTCTAACACGACTTACGCAATGTGGTGTGAGAAGCATGACTTTCTGTATTCAAAGGAGACTATACCAAAAGCATGGCTAATCGAAGCTCAACAGAGCTAATAGTAGTCCACTGCTCCGCAACCAAACCCTCAATGGACATAGGCCGTGACGAAATTGACGCATGGCATAGGCATAGAGGATTTTTTGAGGTGGGTTACCACTACATTATCCGCAGGGATGGTGTACTGGAAACTGGAAGACCTGAAGAAGTTGCTGGCGCACACGCTAGAGGTTTCAACCACAACAGCATTTCAATTTCACTCGTTGGTGGAGTGACTGAGGATGATGTAAAGGTCGCTGAAAATAATTTCACACCTGAACAGTTTGTGTCGTTGAACCAGTTAGTAAAAGGACTACAACATAAATTTCCTGAAGCAGAAGTGCTAGGTCATTGCGACCTGAAAGGTGTCACTAAAGAATGCCCATCGTTTGATGTGCGTCAGTGGCTATCTGAGCAAGTGTAGCACTATGGCACGACCAACCAAAAGGCCACATCCCCGTGGTCTTTTTCATTCTTATGAACTCAATAACTGAGAGGATTTACTATGACACAAATTCAAACTGTGTTAACCCACCTGACCAACAACCGTAAGATTACTTCTATTGAAGCGATAGGTTTGTATGGCATCACCCGTCTAGCTGCTGTTGTTTACACACTCAACAAGCGAGGCATATCAATCACGACCACCATGAAGACTGGTGTTAAAGCCCCTTATGCAGAGTACAGCTTGGAGAAATAACCATGCGTGAAATAGACGATAGCCCAATGACAGGGCGCGAACCATGCCCTGCGTGTGGCTCGTCTAACAACCTAGCCCGATACGCTTCGGGCAGGGCTTACTGTTTCGGAGCAGCCTGTGACCATATGGAATGGCCTGACTCTGATGTTCCAGCACCAACAAGGAAACCACGCATGGCTATTGATATGATTGATGGTGAAGTAAGAGCATTAAGAAACCGTGGCATCACGGAGGCTACTGCTAAACACTTCGGCTACAAAGTCGGTAGCTACCGTGGACAACCTGTTCACATCTGCCCACTGCATGACTTGGACGGTAAGTTAGTAGCTCAACAGCTACGGACTCAGGATAAAGAGTTCCCAATCCTGGGCGACTTCAGCAAGATGCCTATGTTCGGCAGTAAGATTTGGAACCAAGGTAAGAAGTTAGTAATCACAGAAGGCGCGCTCGATGCTATGGCATTAAGCCAAGTACAAGACAACAAATACCCTGTAATTTCTTTGCCCAACGGGGCTGGTGGGGCGGCTAAATGTATAGCTGCTAACCTACCTTACCTGAATAAATTCCAAGAAATTATACTGATGTTTGACGCAGACTCTGCTGGTGAAAAAGCTGCGTCTGAGTGCGCTCCATTGTTCCAAGCTGGTAAGTGTTCTATTGGTCACATCGTTGGGTTCAAAGATGCAAATGAAGCATTGCTTAATGGTGGCGCACGTCAGTTATTAGAAGCTGTGTGGAATGCAAAGGTCTATCGTCCTGATGGCATAGTATCTTTGTCTGACATACGTGAGGAACTAGACGCACCAGTTGAGTGGGGCTTACCTTGGTATCTTGAGAAACTTAACAAGGCTACCTATGGACGCAGGAAGGGTGAGTTATATGCAGTCGGTGCTGGTACTGGTGTAGGTAAGACAGACTTTCTTACTCAGCAAATCGTGCATGACATGTATGAACTTGAGCAGACTGTAGGCGTGTTCTTTCTTGAGCAGAAGCCTAAAGAGACTGCTGTACTACTAGCTGGTAAACGCGCTGGCAAGATGTTTCATGTACCTGATGGTGCTTGGACTGCTGAAGAACGTAAGATTGCTCTTGATGAAATCACAGCCCATGACCGCATTCGTTTATACGATAGCTTCGGGGTCTGCGAGTGGGACACTGTTAAGGCCAACATTGAGTACATGCATCACGCAGATGGAATAGAAATATTCTACATAGACCACCTTACTGCACTGGCTACTGGTCAGGGTACTGACGAGCGAGTCGAGCTTGAACGCATCACTGCTGCTATTGCTATGTTAGCTAAACGTCTGAACGTAATTATCACAATGGTCAGTCACCTTGCTACCCCAGAGGGTAAGCCTCACGAAGAGGGTGGTCGAGTAACGATACGCCACTTCAAAGGCTCCCGTGCCATTGGTTTCTGGTGTCACTTTATGTTTGGACTTGAGCGTAATCAGCAAGCTGAAGACCTTAATGAAAGACAGACCACTACATTCCGTATCTTAAAAGACAGGTACACGGGTCAGTCAACAGGCGTGACTATTCCTCTTAATTACAACCACGAAACTGGGAAGCTATTCCAAGCCAACCCTTTTGATGTTGCCCCTGCATTGGTAGGAGGTTACGACACACCTTTCTAGGAGAAACAACATGCGGTTAATAGTAGACATTGAAACCAATGGCTTTCTGGATGTGCTAGACACCATCCATTGTATTGTGGCCTATGATATTCACGCTAAGAAAACCTTTAGGTTTGGCCCTACTGAGATTGATAGAGGCGTGACTTTCTTAGAGCAAGCCAGTGAGTTAATTGCTCATAACGGAATTACTTTTGATGTCCCTGCTATTCAGAAACTATACCCAGACTTTAAGTGTCCCAAAGTAACAGACACCCTAGTTTGTTCTCGTCTTTTATGGTCTGACTTGGTGCGTATAGATTGGGCTGCTGAACCTATTAACCTACCTACCAAGCGTTACGGTTCCCATTCTTTAGAAGCGTGGGGCTACCGCCTTGGGGAATACAAAGGTGACTACGGTAAACAAGAGTCAGCATGGGATGTGTATACCGAAGAAATGATGGTCTACTGTGAACAGGATGTGAAAGTAACTAACCTCTTATTTAATAAGATAGCATCTGCACGTTACAGTCCAAAGGCTCTGAGACTTGAGCATACTGTTGCTGAGTTAATGTGGAAGATGGAACAAAATGGTTTTATCTTTGATGAAAAGAAAGCTGCCAGTTTGTACGTTGACCTAGCCGCACAGCGCGCTGAAATCTACCAAGACCTACACACTATATTCCCACCTTGGATTGTCAAGGCTGGAGTACAGACACCTAAACGCACTGTTAAGTATCGTGACCCACACAAAGCTGACAGACATGCAGGGGCAGAGTTCACTGTCATTAAGATAGTGGAATTTAATCCAGCATCACGCGACCACATTGCCAATAGACTAATGGTTAAATACGATTGGAAGCCTACTGTATTCACAGAAAACAAAAAGGCTAAGATTGACGAGACTGTCCTGTCAAAGCTTCAGTACCCAGAAGCCCAGCGCATAGCTAGGTACTTCATGTTGCAGAAGAGGATAGGTCAACTGTCTGAAGGTAACAATGGTTGGCTCAAGCTTGTTAAGAACGGCAAGCTTCATGGTCGTGTCAATCCCAATGGTGCTGTCACAGGACGAGCAACCCATCAAAATCCTAATCTGGGGCAAGTGCCCTCGTTAAGTTCTGAGTATGGTAAAGAGTGCCGTGATTTATTTACTGTCCCTAAAGGATGGAAGCTCATGGGTGCTGACGCTTCTGGGCTAGAATTGAGGTGCTTGGCCCACTACATGCACAGGTATGACGATGGTGAATACGTTGACGTGGTGTTGAATGGAGACATTCATACTGTTAACCAGATTGCTGCTGGACTACCTAGCCGTGCAGATTCCAAACGATTCATCTACTCCTATTTATATGGTGGAGGTGACCAACTTGTTGGTGAGATTGTAGGAGGTGGAGCGACAGAAGGTAAAAAAATTAAGAAGGAATTCTTAGACAAGACCCCTGCTTTAAAGTCTTTACGTGAAGCTGTAGTGACTGCTGCTTCTGCTGGTTACATCGTAGCCTTAGATGGTAGGCGTATTGCTATACGGTCACCACACGCTGCGCTCAATTCACTTTTACAAAGTGCAGGGGCGTTAATTTGTAAGCAGTGGCTAGTGGAATTTGAAACTGCAATGTGGATGCAGGGATACACACACGGATGGAAAGGCGACTACTGCCTCTGTGCGTGGGTGCATGATGAAATCCAAGTAGCTGTACGTGAGGACATTGCTGAAAAAGTAGGGAACATTGCTGTTCAAACAATTCAGAAAGTAACTGAGGTGTTCAACCTCAAGTGTCCCCTTGATGGAGAATTTAATATTGGAAACTCATGGGCTGAAACTCACTGAGGTACTTAACCGTGCCTATCTAAAACCCTTTACGACACGTAGTGACTTTGCTCGGACTAACGCTGAGTGGGTTGCTGTGTGCGCGTGTCTGGGACTTATATCAACATGTACAGTAGGCACGGAAGAGTTCGGTAGACAGTGGCACATCACTGTCATGGGACTCATGCGCTTGCGTGAAGGAGAGAATGAAGATGGCTGAAGTAATGGTAATTGTTAACCGTGAATACCTAGAAAGGTTAGAGAAGGATGCACACTTTCTTGAATGCTTAGATGCTGTAGGCGTAGAAGCTTGGGATGGTATGGAAGAAGCCTTAGAAATGTACGAAGAGGAATGTGGACATGACAGAAATATTTAAAGACAGAGTCAAGTTAGGCATGTCGCCCAGTGCAGATGT